CAGCTACGCCGCCGACCGCAAGGTTGTCTCCTACACCGAGCAAGGTGTGTCGGACAGCGTTGCAATGCAGGCGCAGTTCGCCGGTCAGGGCTTTGCCGACCTCCGTCAGCTCAGCCACACCGCCGCACTCTGGGCGCACATGATCGGTGAGGAGCGCAACCTCATCACCGGACGTGGAACCGGCACCGGCTACACCGGCGCTCTCGCCACCCCGGTCGTGGGCAACTTCACCACGGCAGCGGCGACGACCACCGGCGGCGCACTCGTCGGCGGGACGGACACCCTGTACTTCAAGGTGACCTACGACTCGGGCTTCGGCGAGACTGTCGCTTCGGCTGAGGGCTCCCGTGCCGTCTCCGGCTCGAACAACTCGGTGACCATCACCGCTCCCTCGAGCCTCCCCGCCGCTGCGGTCCGTTGGTGGGTCTACTCGGGCACCGTCACGGCGACCTACACGCTCAAGACTGCGGTCGTGGGCAACTCGGTCACCATCCTCACCGCTGGCACCGGCTCCTTCACCCCCTCGGGTACGGGCGCATCTGCCAACGCTGCGGCCTACGACGGTCTCATCGCCACCTACACCGACACCACGCAGGCCGGTTACGTGTTCCGGAAGAACGGCGCCCTCTCCACCTCGGAGCCCGGCGCAGAGTTCCAGGACGCTTTCGCCAGCCTCTACTCGTCGGTCATCGGTGACCCGGACGCCATCCTCACGGACGGCGCAACCCGGCGCAACCTCGCCAAGGCCATCCAGGCCTCGGGTGGGTCGAGCACCGGCTACCGGATCAACTACGACGGCGGCGATGGCGTGAACATCGGCTCGGTCGTGACCGGCCTGGTCAACGAGACCACCGGCAAGCTCGTCGATGTCGTGGCGAGCCCGTACATGCCTGCCGGCGTGGCCCTCGTCTGGACCAAGCAGCTCCCGTTCCCGGACTCGGGTGTCACCACGACCACCGAGGTCGCCAACGTGCAGGACATGATGGTGATCGAATGGCCCGTGAGCAGCTTGAACTACGAGCTCAGCACGTACCAGTACGGCACCATGCTTCACCGGGCTCCGGCCTGGTCGGGCGCCATCGTCGGGATCACCGGCTGATCGCTCCGTACAGCACGCCTCAGGCGGGCGGCTCGGGTCCTTGTGGCTCGGGTCGCCCGCTTTCGGCGGTAGGAGGGAAGAATGACCAGAATGCTAGGCCCGAACAAGGGCGCCAAGGCCGTCGAGATCGGTGGACGTGAGCACCGCCAACACCGAGACGGCACGTTCCACGTTGACCCAATCACGGCAAAGATGATGCGCAAGACCGGCGACTTCGTGACGGTCGGGACAACGATCTCGCCGGCGGTTGGATTCAAGTGCCAAGACTGCGGATTCCTTGCCGTGTTCTCTGACCACTGTGGCAAGTGCGACGGCAGCAACCTCCTACCGGAGGCATAACGTGCTCCGACGCCTTAGAGCGGCCATCAGCGCACTCTCAGAGGCTCCTAGCAACGATCCAGCCGCTCCCGTCGGGCATGATGGAGAAGAAGGTCTCATGGCAATCGAGGCCGGCATGATCGAGCAACTAGAGCAGGACGACCGATGAGCGCCATTAGCCCGCAGAATCTGACCTATCAGAACCGGACCGTCTACCTCACCCCCGCCGAGGTCAAGGGCTCGCCGATCGCCTCCGCCATCGACTTCACGCAGCTCATCCCGGGCGGCGACTTTAAGACGCAGGACTCCGCCCTCGCCTCGCTCATCTCGCAGGCCTCCGCCGAGGCCGACCAGTATTGCCTCGGAGCGGTCGGCACCCTCGGCGCCACCGTCAACACCGAGTCAGGCCGCTACCGCTCTAATCGTCGTGGGCAGATCGTTATTCACCCCGGCTTCTGGCCCATCCTCGAGGTCAAGACGTTCTCCGTCGGCACCGCTCCCGGCCAGACCACGGCGATCCCAGTCTCAAACGACAACTGCTGGATTGAGCAGCGTCAGTTCGTCATCACCGCCTCGTCGTCCTCGTGGACATCGCAAGGCCCGACCGACCTCTCAGGCTTCGGATGGAGCGCCGGCGGCTACCAGTTCTGCCAATACACCTACGTCAACGGCTACTTCGCCCAGTTCCTTTCGTCGCCCGTCGCTACTGGCGCCTCGTCAATCGTCGTCCCGAGCACGACCGGCCTGTACCCCGGCCTCCCGTTCACAATCTACGACGGCAGTCTCTCGGAGACTCTCATCGTGGCGACCTCGTGGGACTCCGTGAGCACGACGATCCCGCTCGCAGCCGTCACCGTCCACGCTCACGGCGCCGGCACGAGCGTTAGCACGCTCCCTCCGACAATCAAGGAGGCGGTCATCCACCTCGTCGTCGCCAAGGTCAAGGCCCGAGGCCAAGGCGGCTTTGTGCTCAATGAGATCGGCGAGCCGACGATGGTCAGCGGACGCACCGAGACGAGCTACGAGGACCACCGCATCGGGCTCCAGTTGCTCGACGCCTTCAAGCAGGTCATGGGTCGAGGATGACAACCGTCCGGGAGGATACCCGAGCCGCCATCGCCGCATACCTGGACCCGTCCGTCGCCGGCATTGACAACCTCGGCAAGGTCCTCGCTCACCCGGCCAAGTTCTCGCCGGAGGGGATCTTCTACGAGAACACCGACCCCGGCCATACGACCGGCGCCGTTATCTACATATATTTGCAGCGCCAGTCGGATCGTCGCATCGCCCTCGGTGGAGCGCACAACGGGCGCAAGGTCGTTGAGTTCCAGCTCGTGCTTGACTGTTTCATCCGCTCGACGAGCCCCAAGGCCGAGGACTGCGGCGAGGCGGCGGATACGTTCCTTGACCAGCTCGTCACCCGCATCCGAGCCGACCGCAACGCTGGAGCTCCATCCGTGATCTTCACTTGGGGCGAGGGCACGACCGTCGGAGGCCGGGACGTTGAGGTTGAGGCCCTTTACCCTAAGACGATAATGGGCGCCCAAATGGCGACGCAGGTGTACGCTTCTTGCAGGCTCACCGTTCTAGCCATCGAGAACACCTGAGGACTCAAATGCCCGACTTCACCTACATCGGCGAGACGCCCATCGACTACATCGTCATCGGTGTCCCCGGCGCATCGTTCTCCGTCAAGAACGGCGACATCATCTCGCTCGAGGTCAACCCGAACACGCCCGACTTCGTGCCCGCCGTAAAGGCCACCAAGACCTCGCCAGCACCTAGCGCCCCCGTCGTCATCCCCGACGTGGCAGGCGGCGATCTAAACCCCTCTCAGACCACTCCAGCACCCGAGGAGCAGTAGTGCCGTACACCTCAGTCAACAGTTTCGTCCAGCTCGGCATTGAAGGGACCATCGGCACTCTGTCCAGCGTGCTCAAGACAATCCCGGTCTCCTCGCCGCAGGTCACTCCAATGCAGACCTTCCTCCGGGACGAGGCCTTCCGTGGCTCGCCGGCCACTGTCTACAATCAAGTCGCCGGAGTTCGTCACGACGAGTACGAGGCCAAGTTCTACCTGTTCCCCGACACCTTCCCGCTCATCGCCTACGCCGTCCTCGGATCTGACACGGTGACCGGCACGACTCCCAAGGTCCACACCGTATTCCTCAAGAACGACGCCACGACCGGCTCGCAGCCTCCGAGCGTGTCCATCATTGACTTTGACGGCCAGCAGGCCTTCCAGATGCTTGACGCTCAGACCACCGACCTCAAGCTCACGTTCGGAGCCGAGGCCGCAGTTGAGGCCACGACCAAGTTCATCGCTATGCCGTGGACTCAGGTCAGCACGCCGAGTTCGCTCACCATCGGCTCCAACACGTTCGTCCCCGGATGGGACGTTGCCCTTACCATCGGCGGCACCTCGTCGGCGGTGCTTGTGGACGGCGAGATCAACATCAACCGCAACGCAGTCCCGATCTTCACCGCCGGCACGCAGGCTCCCTACAAGACGTGGGCCGGTCCGGTTGAGGTGACTGGCCGGCTCAAGTTCGTCGTCGAGTCCACCGACCCGATTCTCCTCAGCGCCAACGGCAAGTACGCCCTGACGCAGAGCCCGCAGCCGGTCGTCCTGACCTTCACCGAGCCGACGACCACGTACACGACGATCGTCACCATGACCTCGGTGCAGTTCCACGACGCCAAGCGCACCCGAGACAAGGCCTACGTTGAGGTTGAGGCCAACTTCACGGCGAACGCCAACATTACCGACATCGCTGGCGGTTCCGGCTTCTCGCCCATCAAGATCGTCGCTCAGAACTTGGTGACGACCTACTAATGCGCCACGACCTCCCCGGCGGATGGGCCAATCTCCGAGCCTCGTCAGACCTCACCGAGCGGCAGGCCCGTCCAGTCCGCAAGGCTTACACCGCCCTCGCTGGCACCCTCGCTCGAGCGATTGACCCAAACGTCAACCCGGACACGCTCACGGAAGTTGATCTGATCCGAGCAGTCGGCTCCGATTACATTGACGCACGAGACGAGTATCAGGACGCCCTCATCGTCGCCTACGTCGCCGAGTGGTCATGGTCCGAGCCGGCCACTAGCGCCGCCGACGTGCTCCCGATCGCCGTCTACTCAACCCTCGTGGAGCTCTGCGAGGAGGCCGACCGAGCCAAGCCCGACCTCGGGCCGGACGGTGCATCGGACCCAAAAGCGCCTACCGAGACCTCGCCCGACTCCGAGCAGCCCTAGAGGGTCGAGTCTCCGAGCCACCGTCGGCGGATCTCGCCGGACGATGGAGGGAGCACCGCTACCGGCGCCTCTACCCGATGACGCACGAGCAGTACCTGGACGAGCCCGCCGAGGTAATCGACTGGGCGCTTGCCCTAGATAGCATGGAGCAGGAGGTGCGAGCCGATGTCGAGCGTGATCGTTAGCGGAGTCAAGGAGGTCAACGTCTCCATTGACCATCTCATCGTCAAGATGTCCGAGGCCGCCCGCAACACCGTCGTCAAGGGCGGCGCGATCGTCGCCAAGGCCGCCAAGGAGGAGTTCACCGAGCTTGCCGTGACCAAAGGCGGCGAAGCCCGGATCGTCGGCGGAGACGGTCGATTCCGAGGC